GTAGTAATACCAGTTTCAATAATAGCAAATAGATATCCTGGAAATACTCCAGAAGAATCTATGCAACAGTTTGTACAGGATATGACAGCAAATGCTGCCCCTCCTGCTACAGAGCCTATGCCAGAAACGGCAATGGCAGAAGCTCCACCACCACCAGTAGAACCTAGTGGTTTAGGAGCACCAACAACAATGGAGAGGCCACCTATGACTGCATAGTCATAGCCCCAATGCGACTCTAGGCCACCTGTTTTCCAACAGCACCAATAAAGGAGGATAAAATGGAAGAAAATAAAAAAGAAGAGATTCAAGAAGAATCTAAAACAGAGGCTCTTCTCGAGCCTGTTCCTTATAAACGTCAAGTTGATAAGGAAGAAACAGAGGATACAGCTACCGACTCAAAGGACACTTCTTCAGAAGAAGAAGCCACTCCAGTAGAGGAACGCCCTGTTAATGCTGAAGAGAAAGTGTTTAAGAAAAGATATGACGACCTTAAACGCCACCACGATTCTACAATTAATAAACATAAAGACCAATTATCTCGCTTAAAAACTCAATTAGATGATAAGACTGAGAAAATAAAGTTACCAAAAACTAAAGAAGAAATTGACGCTTGGAAAGCTAAATATCCAGATGTCTATGATGTTATAGAAACTATAGCTCATACAAAGGCAGATGAAAAAGCTAAAACAGTGCAAACTAAATTGAAAGATTTAGAAACTGCTCAAGCACATGTTAGTAAAGAGAAGGCTGAAGTTGAATTATCAAAACTTCATCCAGATTTTGATAACATAAGAGCAGATGATAAATTTCATGAATGGGTTGCAAAACAAGATTCAACAATTCAAGGGTGGCTTTATGATAATACCCATAATGCTAGTTTAGCAGCCCGTGCAATTGATTTATATAAATTAGATGCCGGAATAACTAAAAAACAAAGTGTTAATAAAAGGGAGGCATCAAAATCAATAACTTCAACATCTAAAAAAGAAATTGAAGTAGGAGATAAAAAAGTTTGGCGTGTTTCAGAAATAGCAAAAATGAAACCTTACGAGTTTTTAAAACACGAAAAGGATATTGATTTAGCTAGACAAGAGGGTAGGATTCGTGATTAATCTTAACAGTCTATAGGAGGACTATATTATGGCTATAGCAAAAGGTGCCGGGTATACAAACTTACCATCAGGTAATTGGTTACCGGTAATATACAGCCAAAAAGTCCAAAAGTTCTTTAGAACTGCATCAGTTGTGGAAGATATTACTAACACTGACTATGCAGGAGAGATTGAAAATTACGGAGATACTGTTAACATAATTAAAGAGCCTAGCATTAGTGTAAACTCATATACTAGAGGTGGACATGTAGCTATTCAAAATTTAGCTGATGACCAACTACAACTAGTTGTTGACCAAGCAAATGCTTTCGCTTTTAAAGTTGACGATATCGAAGAAAGACAATCTCATGTGAACTGGGAGGCTTTGGCTACTTCTTCTGGAGCATATGCTCTAAAAGATTCATACGATGGAAACGTTATTGCAGCAATGGTATCCGGTGCGGGTACTACTGTTGGTTCTGATGGTTCTGGAACTGATACAGGTTTCGGCACTTCAGAAACAGACCCTGCAAATATTTTAGCAAATGCTGCTAAAAGAATGCATGGTGCAGACGTTCCAACAGATAACAGATGGTTCTTAGGAACTCCAGAGTTTTACGAACAGCTTGGACAAGCTTCAGCAAAACTAATGGATGCTTCTGTTACTGGTGACGGAAAATCGCCACTACGTAATGGTAACGTATTGGCAGGTCAAGTTAATGGTTTTAAATTATATATGACTAATAACTTTGCCGCTTCAACAACAAGTAATTACTATAAAGTATTATATGGACACATGAGTTCTACAGCTACTGCTAATGCTATTGCAAAAACAGAAGTTATTAGAGACCCAGATTCATTTTCTGATATAGTAAGAGGCTTACATGTGTTTGGAAGAAAAGTATTGAGAAGTACTGCTCTTCATTGCAGACACTTGTTAATTGATTAAGGGAGGATAGAACATGGCAACGTATGACGTAACTGGGCCGGGTGGAACTAACCGACCTTCTAGAAGAAACCCAGGAGTAAGAGTTCCTTATCTAGTAGAAAATGTTATTGATGTCTCAGCAATCAACGGAGATAGTGGTGCAGCACAAAATGATGTACTACGTGTTCTTGATTTACC